GCCTCTTGGAATTGTAAAATTAAATATAGCATTTGTTGATGTTCCCGTATTTGTTACGGATGCTGGAACTGTTGATGCCACTGTAGTAATAGTTCCTATTGCTACTGTTGCTGCTGCTCCTGTAGCGCCTGTGGGACCTGGGTGTGCGTCTAGGTACGCATCTACATCTTCAGCAAGTCTCTCAAGGTCTCTAGGGACATCTGGAGTATCTGTATAGACTGGATAACGAAAACCTTTTCCTGTTGTAGTCATTTTTTAATTATACCACCTTGTTAGTTTTACGCCAAAATCCTGGGGACATGTATTTTATTCCAAAAGTAACTGGAAGAGATTGATGATAGTAGGGCTCTACTGAAGGAAAAATTACAATACTACCTGCTTCTGGCTTTATTGAAACATTTTGTTCTTTAAAAAATATTTCTCCACCCTCATAGTCATCGTTAAGATAAAGCACAACAGATACATTTGGATTATCATTGTTGCCATAATCATCAACATGTGGGCCCATAAATTTTGTTGTTGAGTATTTGCTTATTGATATAGGCATAAGATCACCTAATTCCAATTGATGGTCATTTGCATAAAGATTTGAAGATTCAATTATTGCTTCTTTTAAAATATTATTAATAGCTCTTATATCTGGATTTTCATCAGAGTCTACAGACCCAGAAAATCTTTTTTGATATCCAAATACATATGGGGCATCCCCGCTTGCTGTCCATTCCTGCCATTTTGGAATGCTAGTAGTGTCAGTCAAAGAGATATCAGATGACTCAATTAAATCAATTAAAGATTTTGTATCTTCAATTACATTTTTATAGTAATGAATTTTTCCAAATTTTTCTATATTAGGCATACTTATTCCCCTTTTGCCATTCTTCTTTTTGAGCAGCCTGCTCTATTCTTACTTGTCTTTCTTCTTCTTTCCATTTTTCTAAAGTAGCTTCATCATATTCTAAATCTGCAAAATCCCAAAAAGAAACCATTGTGTATCTTGTTCCAGCTGTTATTTCTGAAACTCCATGTATATTTTCATACCCTCCAGGGAATACGTAATAGGAGTATGCGTTTGGTTTAAATGAAAGGTATGTCTCCATATTCTTTTCTTTGTCACAAAAATAAAGGTCTCCGCCTTCGTAGTCATCATTGAGATAAAGTATTCCAACATATTTGTTTATCTCAAAAGCATTTGGCACACCTTCATTATTTGAGTTGTCTGAGTGTGGGGAAGCAAATCCTCCAACATCCCATTTTTGTGCATGTGAAGTATTTGCTCTAACTTCTCTTCCAAATACTGCTGTAACGGTCTCTTGATATTTATCTTTTAGCTTATCAAAAAATCCATCTGGTAATCCAAATTTTTCCATTGTAGCCGCATCGGTTAAAATTCCTTTTCCCGAAGATCCGTAGAATGCTATATCGCCCCAGTCTACGTCACAATTTTCAAAGAAATGAATCATCTTAGGCACAACTTCTGGGTCAATAAAGTTTGGAATCTCAACTATCTTATTAGTATATACTCCAAGAACTCCAGCTTTTTCTTGTGGTACTTCCTCATCTTGCAAAATAATAAACTTGCTTGGATCTATTACATCAATCATTCCGTTTTTCATAAGTACTTACCATTATCCTTTCCAAAGAATTTATGCACGTCTTCTGCATGCTGTTGTGTTCCTTCAATTTCTTTTTTAAATCTTACCCTTTCCATTTCTTTCCAGGCCTCTTCTCCATGCTCAGCTTGTGAGGCAAGCCACTCCGCAGTTCCTGGGAAGTTATACTCCCAGAATGATCTAATCATATATCTATTATTTCCCGTGGACTTTCTTACTGCATGATAGTACGGGTCTCTAGATGGGAAAACAATTACGTCTCCAGCCTTTGGCTTATGTGATATATAATCATCGCCTATTTTAAAACAAATTTCTCCATCTTCGTAATCATCATTTAAATAAAACGTTGTAGTTATTCCAAATTTAGTGCCTGGTGCATCTTTTAGCGGAACAACAAAGTCTGTATGATAATTCATTGAATAGTTTTCTGACAAGCCCGCATCGTTCTTATAAATGTTTATTGAAGCAGAGCCTTTGTGATAATTAATAAGAGACATTTCAGGATTCATCTTTAGCCAGTGACTAGTGACATCATAGAATATTTCTCCTATTTCTTTAGTTAGATTTTGTTGGCTTGATGGCTGTGAAGCTCTTGCCGCATCATACTCCTCTTTTGTTGGGAAAGATTCAAAATCTAGCGGTGCTTCTTGAAGAGGAAGCATTTCTCCAAAAGTGTACCACTGTGTCCATCCTTCTTCTTTTTTAGCCTGCTCTAAAAATGAACTAACGTCCTTAAATGTATTTCTATATACATTTACGCTTGGATAAATAGTAATAAATTCTAGATCTTTTGTCATAATCCTTCACCTGTTTTCATATAGTTGTTCCATCGCTCTTTACTTTTTTGCATTCCGTCAAGCTGCTCTTGAGTATAAACAGAGCTATCAAAATCCCAAAATGCAATCACTGTAAATCTTAAGCCTGATTCAACTTCTGTTATTCTATGCTGATTCTCTGGCCCGCCTGGAAACACATAAAGAGATCCTGCCTTTGGATCTATAGATATATCATGTTCTGGAAATTCTAATTTCCCTCCAGTAAACGGTGAGTATAGGAAAAGAGTAGTAGCAATCTTAGATGTAATGTTTCCAATGCTTCCGTCAAAGTTATATGAATCGTTATGCTCAATTCCGTAAGAACCTTCTGGCCATTTTTGAATGTATATGCCCATTTTAGATACTGGCTCACCAAATACCAGCTCTACTGATCTTTTAATTGTAGATACTAACTCTTCCCATGTAGACTCAAGCTCTTTATTGCTAGAAAAATCTATGTGAAATAAATTTTTTGCTTTATGGAATCCTACGTCTTGCCACAGAGAGTCTGCTTCAAAGATGTCCATAATCTGCTTTGAAAATGATTTAGAAATAAATCTAGGAATTTGAACAATTTTATTTTGTGATATCCCAAACTTATCTTTATCTATTTCTTCATTTTTAAAATAAGTAAAGGTGTGTGGATTTATAGTTTTAATTACAGGGGAAGCGGGCTGAGTGTGCGTATTGTCGCAAAACGGATACGCTTCAGATCTGCCGCAAGTACATTGTTTGCTCAAGGCTGTTTTTCTCCAGTATGTTTTTCAATTGTCCAGAAGAAAGGAATTACGTATCTTATTCCACTTGTTATTTCTTTAACTCCATGGCTATAGCCAATGTCTCCTGGGAAGAAATAGGCTGCTCCAGGCTTTGGCTTGAATTCAATTCCTTGATTAAGGAAGTATAATTCTCCGCCTTCATAGTCATCGTTTAAGTAAAATAATCCTGCTAAATCATACCAAGGAAAATCATTTGGCTCACCATTTTGAAGTTGCTTGTCTGCGTGAGGCTCTTGTCTGTATCCTTCCATCCATCTTACTATTGCTGGGCTAGTTGGCTTTGCATCTACTTGGAAAAAATTGTCTACCTCTATTTTAAGTCTATCTACAAGTCTTTCAATTACAATAGAAATTTCTGGATCTATATTGTCAAGGATAGGTCTAGAGGCGACTCGATTATCCCAATAAGATGCGTCATAGATTACAATGCCATCATCATTATAATGAGTTTCTGTTCTGTCCCATGTATCAATTGATTTTGCTGCATTCAAAAGAAAGACTCTTTCTTCTTCTGTCATAAAATCTTCTCTTGCCTGAATTTGATCTGGAGATGTACCAAAAAATCCTGGTGGGGTTATAGAAGTACGGCCTTCCCAGTTTTGTTCTCCGTTAGCTAAGTCCCTATCGTCCATAATTAATTATACCATCCTCTATGCGTAGGTCCTTTTAGACCATACTTCGTTTTTATATATACCGCCGTCTGGCTTTCTATATTTTGCTGAGTTATCCATATTCTTTTTTTGTAAGTTTGATGCTTTTTCAATTACTATCTCGTGCTCCCAGTCTTCTCTTTTAAAGGGTAGCATCTGTGCGTATGCTGTTCCTGCTGGTAAGATTCCGCTAAACCCTTTTTGTAAAAAGAATGGCATTGAGCCTGGAAGATTAACGTGGTCATTATCAATAATACCTGATGTTGTTAAGAATGGCAACTCAAATCTATTAAAGGGCTGAGAATACAATACGCTGTATCCTTCGGGAGTTTCTATAGCCCAATCTGGAAACCATGCAAAGTGTATTGAGTAATATCCTTCGGGCTGTTTAAATTGTGGCATAGGATCTCTTTTTGTACAAAAATCTTTGTACTTTGGATCAGATATTTTAAAATCAATTGCGCCAAAGTCACCTTTAATAAATTCAATATCGCAAGGAGTTCTTAAGGTATAGCCTGTTCCCATAATATCAAATATGGCTGGACAAGCCTTCCATGTAGGAATTTTACCTTTGTCTGGTCCCTGCCAATATTCTCCGTCTGGCTTTTTTGCAAATCTATCGGCTTTTCTATACCAGTCTGGTATTGATTTAATTATAGGCTCTGGTTTTGAAAAACTATCTTTTGTGAGCCAAGGCCTATTGCTTACAAATCTAATTGTATTAGACATTTAAACCTCTGTATCTGTATATTCGGTTTTAAGCTTAAGTGCTTTAACTTCGTGGTCTCCCATTTTGTTTCCTTCTTGATCTACTGCATCTCTATACCAGTCTGTCCATTCGCCCTTCATAGAAAGAACTTGTGCAGCATCACCATACTCTTTATTTTTTGTATTCCACTCTTGAATTTTATCTTGAGGGAATTTCTTAACCTCTATAACAGAATCTTTAAGTTCAGATAAAGAAATTGGAAGAATTGTTGCAATAGGTGTTCCTGCTAAGATTGTTATTTCTTTATTTGGAGTTAAAACCTTTATTGCTAGCGGCAAGGGATTTCTGTAAAAAGATGTTGATATAACAGAACTCATTACTTCGTAATCTGGGTTAAAGTAATTTGGAGGAGTCATTGTAAGCAAGCTAATGTTACTTTCTGATTTAATAACTAAATTAGTATTAAAACTGACTGACGACTGGCCTCTTCCTGTATGGACAAAATGTTCTCCCGATAGGATCTTAACATTATCTCCGCTAGTATCATTAACACCATTCCAAATAAATGTAATGTCTACTGGCATTGATATTGTCCAGCCTAACGTGTTGGCTTGAGTTACTGGGAAGCAATGATAAGCATGCTTTTCTGGAGTCTTGTCCATCCAGTCTCTCGTTACAAGCAATGGGTCTACCTTTGCATTGTCTGGCCCAACTTGGTAAGCTGTTAGCTTAATCATTAGTTGCCTGTCTCCTGAAAGAATTTAGGATTATGGAACTTTTCGCTGTAATCTAGCATAGTCACGATAGAGTACTTTGTTCCAGAGTGAACTTTCTTAGCCTGATGCGGATACATAAATGTTGATGGGAATATAAACAGGTCTCCTGCTTGTGGCTTTAAGTTTAAATCTTGAAGCCTAAAATAGAGTTCTCCGCCCTCGTAGTCGTCATTAAAATATCCAACTAAAGAAACTGTGCAGTTGTATGAATACCCATGATCATGGTGCTCCATAAAATGATTTCCTGGAGTATATCTAATAAAATTAAATGCTTCCCAATATCTTAGTTGATTAATGTTATACATCCTACAGTAATCTCTTACTGCTTGTCTTTGAGGCTCATAGCATTCTTCCCAAATTTTAACTAGCTTTTGTCCAGCTTCGCTTGGGTCATTAATATCTGTTTTCTTATATTTAAAATCTACGCAATCTCTATACTCTGGCATGCTTTGCTGGTAACCTACAAATGCTTCCATCCAGTTATACGGGTTAGATTCATCAGCTAAAAGTTCTTCAAGTCTTGCTGGAATATCAGTTGGGATTACATTTCTGTAACACCAAATGCCTGATCCTAAATCTATCTTTTCTGTCCACGTTGGGATAATTGGTTCTGCCCACTCTGCTTTAAAATCAATCTCTACTGGCTTTGTATCCATATTAGTATCCTGGTCCTTGATTAGATGCCGAACTTTTTTCAGGCATAAAATTATTTTTGTGTGCTAAGTCATTCAAATCCATCATAACTACTACACAATACTTAGTTCCTTCTTTAATTGGAAGTGAGGCGTGTTCGTATATATAATTAGATGGGAATATTGCTATATCTCCAAACTCTGGCTTTATTATTTTGCCATCCATTCTTGGAAATGCTATCTCTCCACCCTCGTAGTCATCATTTAAATAGATGACTGCAGAGACTGCTGCTTTGTACATTGGCCCATCATCTGCATGTATTTTAAACTCTTTTCCTTCTCCTTCATATTTAACAAAATTAAATACTTCATAAAAGGTAACATTGATTCCCCAGTACTGGCAATAGTTATCAACACAAGATTTTAATTTTTTGTATATCTCGTCATATGTTTCCCAGAGCTCTGAATTTTCTTGATTTTGAGTTCCACCTAAAGATGCATAATTCATTTTAAAATCTACACAATCTCTAGCTTTTTTGATAGGCTGATCTGAATTTGTTACTTTGGCTTCATTCCAAGCATACTTTGCGCCTGGCTTTAAATTTCTTTCCAAAGAATTTATATACTTAGCAATCTGCTCTCTAGTAAATACATTCTTATATATATCAAGACCTAGAGCTTCATTCTTTACAGTTATCCCGCCAAACATTTTGTCAGGGACTCTATTTGAAGATGTCTCAGATCTATCTTTATCAAACCATGTATCTTGTATGCTCATTTTGCCTCCTTGTTTAGTATAGCATTTTCTTTTTTAAGGCACAAGTTATTTTAGACTGATAATAAAAGAATCAGGAGGGGTAAGTGCTACCCCTCCTGATTTTAATCAATTACTGATTAGGATATTACTATGTAATTTCCTACTATGAACCACTGGTTCGGTAAGCATCTGATGTCATAAACATCCCCTGCTTCATGCTCTGTTATTGTTTCTACTGTTACGTAGGTTACCTCGCATGTTTCTGGATTTACTTCTGCTAGAATATCTCCTACAGTTACGTCTCCAGTATTCTTATATTTGATAGACTCTCCGTCTTTTACAAATATTGGCTGTGCATTTGAGAACTTGATTAGAGATTCATTGAAGCTAAGCATTGTTTTCTGGCTTACTTCAATTTTAGCAATTTCTGTTTCAGAAAGAACTACTCTATCTGCTAGATTCAAGTCTGCTGTTATTTCACCATTGTTGAAATAGTTTGGATCAATTGTAAGTAATTTGTCTCCTACATTTAATTCGCTTGCTGGCTTGTATCCTGTTGCTGTAAGTACCTCAGAGTCTGCACCGATACACTTAGTCACCTTGAAGTAAGGTGGGAAGAACGGTGGGAAGAACGGTGGGAAGAACGGTGGGAAGAACGGGAAGTAAGGTGGGAAGAACGGTGGGAAGAATGGGAAGTAAGGTGGGAAGAACGGTGGGAAGAACGGGAAGAACGGTGGGAAGAATGGTGGGAAGAATGGGAAGAACGGGAAAAATGGTGGGAAGTATGGGAAATAAGGTGGGAAATATGGAAAGTAAGGCGGGAAGAATGGGAAGTAGGGTGCTGTAGTAGTAATAGAGTTACCAGCTACTGACAGTGGTCCATTTCCATTTGCATTCTTTGCCAAAACTTGATATGTCTGTGCTGTACCAGCAGTTTCATTAATAGTTGCTGAAGTTGTATTTGCATCGTAGTCATATGTTGGACCATCTGAAGACTTTAGCTGATATCCAGTAATTGCTGTTCCACCAATATCTGACGGTGCAGCCCAAGTTACTACATCTTGATTAGCATTTGGTGAAGATGCTGTAGGAGCTGATGGTGCACTAGGAAGTGTTGTAGGTGTTACACCAGATGTTGTGCTGGTAGCTACGCTATTTCCTGCTGCATTAGATGCAATTACAGTAAAAGTATATGATGTTCCTCCAGTTAAACCAACAAAAGACAGCGACTGAGTCGCTGAAGTTTGTGTAGTTGTTGTTGGTGTTGATGTTACCGTATACAGTGTTGCTGGTGGAGATGCTGCTGGTAAAGACCAAGTTAGGTTTACTGATCCATTTCCACTGTTTCCACCATTTACGGCGGTAGCAGCTAAAGATGTGACTGCATTTGGCTCTAAGAAGTTATCCTGGGCCGATGATTTAATACCTATCTTTTTATTTGCCATTTTTATCTCCTATTTTTAATATTATTAAGC